ACTAAGCGTTGAGCAGTTCCAACAAGCACTCCCACCACAGATAAAGCAGACCATTAATCAGGAATTAATCGACAGCATTAATAATTCCATATCAGATCCCGAGGCACTGGAGATATACAAAGAGAATCTCTTGAGTTTTACCAGTGTTCTACAACAGGGAAAATTCAAGCTGTCCAGCTACCTCAATGCCGTGCGCTATGTGGGTTTTAAGGTGATGGGCAGCTCGAACCAGGATGCTTACATCAGGACTTTCCCGGATAAGTACAGTGGATTCCTGGCATCTGGTGTCGCAGCGAAGGACATCGCCAGCTACATCACGGCCTACAACAAGAGCAAGCTGGTCAACTTGATCTTCGAACAAGCTCTTATCCCTACACATATCCTGAATGCCCCATTGTTCCAGCGAGCTCTGAACGTCCAGGCTGATCTGATGATGAATGCCAAATCAGAGATGGTCCGGATGCAGGCGGCCAACAGTCTGCTTACCCAGCTGAAGCCACCGGAGGTAAAGAAGATCGAGCTGGACATCGGGATGAAGGAGGACAGCACGATACAGACCTTGAGGGAATCCACCCTCGAACTGGTAGAGCAGCAGAAGAAACTGCTCGCAGCCGGCGCGACTGCACTGGACATTGCCCACAGTTCTCTGGTGATCGAGAGCACCCTGGAGGAAGTCAGTGTCTGAGGATGCGGTAGTAGCGAAGAATACTGTTGAGAGCTACCTCAATGAAGTGTCCTATGCCGACGATCCTCTGTATGTCCCTTCCGACTTCGCGCTGGAGTTTGTCACCTTCATCAAACTGGTGAACGGTTCATCTGGGGAAGAGAACCTGACCCCGGTCATCCACTATCGCATACTGGATCAGCTGACCAGTGGTGGGCAAAACATTGCCAACATGTGCGCTCGTGGTACTGCCAAGACTACCGTACTTGCTGAGTATTTGTTTCTCTACCTGGCTGTCTATGGTGTGCTGCCCAAGTTCGGGAAGGTCAACTATGCCCTGTATGTTTCGGATTCAATCGAGAACGGTGTCAAGAAGATGCGTCTGCGTCTCGAGCGAAGACGAGAGAATTCCCCCTTCCTCCTGCATTACATTCCCGATGTCCGGTTCACGGACATCCGGTGGTACTTCAAGAATGCTGACGGCAACGAATTCGTTGTCACTGGTCACGGCGCCAAGACCGGAGTCCGCGGTACTGTCGAACTGAACACCCGTCCGCAGCTGGCTATCCTCGATGACTTGATATCGGATGAGGATGCACGATCGGCAACCGTCATAGCCAGTGTCGAGGACACAGTCTACAAGGCCATCGACTATGCCCTTCATCCTACCAGGCAGAAGATAATCTGGTCCGGTACTCCCTTTAATGCCAGGGATCCTCTGTACAAGGCAATCGAGTCCGGTGCCTGGGCAGTCAACGTGTTCCCGATCTGCGAGAAGTTCCCCTGCAGCAAGGACGAATTCGTATCGGCCTGGCCTGATCGGTTTCCCTACAGCTATGTGCAGAGCAAGTATGACAAGGCCATGAAGCTCGGGAAGATCAACACCTTCAACCAGGAGCTGATGCTTCGGATCATGTCCGAGGAAGAGCGACTGATTCTTGATGGTGAAATCTCCTGGTACAAACGCAGTCTGATCCTGGCCAACAAGAACAAGTTCAATTTCTACATCACCACCGACTTTGCCACCAAAGCAGAAGAGGCCAACGACTACAGTGTCATCTCAGTTTGGGCTCTGAATTATAAAGGTCACTGGTTCTGGGTGGATGGTATCTGCCGCAAGCAACTGATGGACAAGAACATCGATGACTTGTTCCGGCTGGTGCAACTCTACAATCCCCAGCAGGTTGGTATCGAGGTGAGCGGGCAGCAGGCCGGTTTCATTCCTTGGATCCAGGAACGAATGCTTGATCGGAACGTCTATTTCAATCTGGCGTCCGAGGGTAACAAGGGCAAGCCAGGTATCCTGCCGACCACGAACAAGATGGTCCGGTTCAACATTGTTTTGCCCTGGTTCAAAGCCCACCAGATCTTCTTCCCCACTGAAATGAAGAACACACCGGTGATGATGGAGTTCATTGATGAACTGACCCTGGCATCACTGGCCGGCTTCAAGTCCAAGCACGATGACTGTCTCGACACGATATCGATGCTGGGCAGTCTTACAGCCTGGCGCCCGAGTGAAGAGATCATCATGCAGCAGGATCAGGATGGCATTTGGGAAATGGACTATGAAGAGAAAATAGAAGCCCGGATAGAATCATACATTGTGTAAAGGGATTAATTATAATATAACACGGGTTAAATAAAATTAACCTGGGACAGGTGATGATTACACTCAAGAACATGATCAATGATCTGGCTGTCGGCGTGCTGGCCAACACGATGCTGTGTGATCCGGCCACAAATACTATCTATGAAAAATACTATCCCAAGGTAGTGTCTTTCATTAATTTGGGATTAACTGCAATACACCGAAGGTTTCTCCTTCGATCGGGTGAACTCTCGGTTGCACAGAAAACTGGGATCATTCATTACACCCTCCGGTCTCTGTATGCCCTCAGCAATGAGGCTGCAGTAGAGCCGTTCAACTACATCCAGGATTCCATAGCTGCTCCCTTCAAGGATGACATCCTCAAGATCGAGCAGGTCTTCTCCGAGGATGGGTCCGAGTATCTGATCAATGATTCCACTCAGGCCTACCCGATATTCACCCCTCGATACAATGTCATCTCGATGATCCCCACGGATGTGCCGCAGACAGTCTTCCTGATCTACCGGCAGAACTACCCACGGATCGTCCTTTCGAATTCACTCAACGCACTCACAGAAGAGATCGATATACCTGATTTCATTCTGGAAGCTCTCTATCTGAAGATAGGCACTTACGCTTACAAGGGCATAACTGCTGAAGACACTGAGGCAAATCCGGGCCGAAGCTACATGTACCAGTACGAGCTGGAATGCAAACGTCTGGAGGAAGAGGGCCTGGTAGCCAACGATAATAACCCACACGATGTCTTTGAGGTGAACGGATGGGTATAAGGCCGCTTCTTCCGGATGAGTCTGCCTACATGGTCAATGAGTACCTTGGTACTCAGTACGATGTAATCAAACGAGTTTTCAGCATTCTACCTCTGCTTGAAAACATCAATGATGTAGCTGCCAATGCAGTGACCAGCGTTACTGCTGATGCCCCAATAGAATCAACGGGAGGCCAGTATCCAGTTATCTCTATCCCTGCAGCCACTGCTGCAGTTCCCGGGCATGCAACTGCAGCACAGATCACCAAGCTCGATGGCATCGAAGTTGGAGCCAATAACTATACCCACCCTGCCAATCATCCACCGGCCATCATCACTCAGGATGCCAGCAACCGGTTCGTCACCGATACCGAGAAGGCTACCTGGAATGGAAAAGAAGATGGTGGTGCAGTCACCGCACATCTGAGCGCCTTCACCCATGGTGACATAGCCCATACAAACAGAACAGCTCTGGATGCTATAACTGGTGTCAATACCGGTGACGAGACTGTCACGACCATAAAGACAAAGCTGGGGATCACTACACTTTCTGGTTCAAATACTGGTGACCAGGAGATCCCTGTCACGCTCCCTGCATCAGATGTCTATGCCTGGGCCAAAGCCGCGGTCAAGCCTACCTACACCAAGGCTGAAGTAGACCTGGGTAACGTGGACAACACGTCCGATGTCAACAAGCCGGTGTCAACTGCACAACAATCTGCACTCGATCTGAAAGCTCCCTTGGCTTCTCCTGCGCTCACGGGAAATCCTACTGCACCCACATTAGCAGTAACAGATAGCAGTACAGGGATAGCCACTACTGCGCATATTTCGAATGCATTTGCCGGTTCTATTGCAGCATCTGGGTATCAGAAATTCAAGAACGGTATCGTTATACAGTGGGGGTTGGCAACATGCTCAGCTACTCCAGGAGCTGCTGCAGCAGTCGCATTTCCACTTGCTTTTACTACGATTTACAGAGTTTTTACAACAGGTCAAACGCCGAACACCAATAATGCAGCCACTTGGATGGATACCGGTACTACTACCGGTTTTAACATCCATGAAGCGTTAGCCGGTAAATCAGCGACATGGTTAGCAATCGGATATATAACCCCGGCATGATGGAGATATGTAGATGAGATACAGCCCGACTACAAAATGCTTTTATCCGGAGTGGGGACAATATGACAATCTCCCCACGGATCTTATTGATGCCACAGAAGAAGAGTTTATGCTCACGGTCAATCGTCCAATCAACCATCGGATCACGGTGATCAACGGCAGGGTCGCAACCGAACCGATTCCGCCGCTGCCGTTGGCAGAAAGACAGACCGCAGTGTGGGAATTGATCAAAGCGGAGCGTGACGGTCGGATCACCGGCGGGGTGAATGTCGGCGGGGCCTGGTTTCATAGCGATGGCTATTCCAGAATCCAGCATCTCGGTCTGAAGGACGAGGTCAAAGATACGACTGGAACTGACACCGACCATGTCGTGATCGACGGGGAGCCGGTCATGTGGAAGACGATGTCCGGTGCGTTCGTGCCGATGACCAGGGGATTGGTGAAGGACATTATCAAGGCGGTCAAGACGTTGGACAAGCGGCTGTTCAAGGCCGCTGAGGTTCACCGGGCCGCCATGGAGGCGAGCGCCGATCCCGAGACCTACGACTTTTCCAGCGGCTGGCCGGCGAGGTACGAAGATGCTGTGTAATAC